AAGCCTATGTCTGAAGAGCAAAAGGCGGCGGCAGTCGAGCGTCTAGCGAAAGCACGTGCGGCTCGATTAGAGAAGCAAGGTGGACCTAAGAATGTTCACCCAGATGTTTTAGCATTAGATGATGACGATGCGTTATCTCTGAAGAATGTTCGCTCTTGGATTAAAACGCAGAAAGATTTATTAAGTGCGGCTAAACAAGAACTTCGGGCAAGTGCCAAAGGTGCTGTTGCGAAAGTAGCACGTATCGAAGGGTACATTCGTAATCTTGAGAGATATATTAAGAATGGCGTTTACTTAGACATGTTCTACGGTGAGCATCAACAAAGCAGAGTTAAGACATACTGCGTAACGATGGCTTATCATCCAGACGGTACACCTAAGCGTAGCTATGGTGTTTACTATTCTGACTTAGGTGGGGTTTATGTCTCAGATGGTAAAATAGAGGTCGATGGGAAGATAGTCGAATATGAACAATGAGTAATAATATCGTAGACTTCAATGCTGTACGTGCAAAACGAATACAGGATAGAATGGATGAACTGGGTGAAGAGCAAGAGATCGTAGAGAACTTTGCAGGGGACTTCGCCCTTAATGCTATGATGGATGTAGTAGAAGCGTTAGAAGAGATGGACGTTGATCTCTTCGAAGACCCCAATTGTATTAAAGATATATTAGCTGGAGTCGAATCAATCAGAGCTATCATCATGCGTTCTCATGGAGAACAAACTGAGTTTCAAAAGGTAACTGATAAAGTATTCGATAATATCAAAGAGCCAGAAAAGGCTCTATCCAATTTTTTAAACGAATTTTCAAATTAAGGCTTGACATATTGATAAAAGTGTTGTATTATATAACTTATATCAAATGTGGAGAAATATAATGATTCTAGTAGATTTAAATCAGGTAATGATTAGTAATATGATGGCTCAAATCGGCAATCATAAAAACATGCCTATTGACGAAAACATGTTGAGACATATGATACTCAACACACTAAGAGCAAATCGTAAGAAGTTCAATAACGACTTCGGTGAACTTGTTATCTGTTGTGATGACAAGAACTATTGGAGACGAAAGAACTTTCCTTACTACAAAGCTAATCGTAGAAAAGCACGTACTGAGTCCGAACTAGACTGGTCTGCAATCTTCAATGCTTTGAATAATATCCGTGATGAGATTAAGACATACTTCCCTTATCGTGTTATTCAGATTGAAACTGCTGAAGCAGATGATATCATTGGCACAATCGTACATCACGAAGGCACTCTGCTGAACACTGGTGAGCCTATTCTAGTCTTGTCTGGTGATAAAGATTACATTCAATTGCACAAGTATGCGAATGTAAAACAGTATGATCCTACACGTAAGCGTTGGATTACGCATTCATCACCTGAAAAGTATCTTTGTGAGCATATCATTAAAGGTGATACTGGTGACGGTGTACCTAACGTCTTATCTGCTGATAACTGTTTAGTTGTTGGTGAACGTCAACGTCCTATCACTAAGAAAAGACTAGAAGGTTGGCAAGACATAAATACAATGACAGAAGATGTTAAAAGAAACTACTTGCGTAACAAGTCTCTTATCGACTTAGAAATGATACCTGATTATATCAAAGATCAGATCATGGACATTTGGTTGAATGAGCCTGCTAAAGATAGATCGCAATTGTTAAACTATTTCATCAAAAATAAATTGAAAAATCTTATGGAAGTAATATCGGAGTTTTAAATGTCTACAGAATCTTTGGCTGAAATTATTGAATCAGCTGGTGAAATGAAAACCAAAAAAGAGAAGATTGCGTATTTGCTAGAAAAGAATAGCAAGCCACTACGCAACATTCTTAAAGTAACCTATGATAAGTCTATGGAGTTGAACATACCAAGTTCTGCTCCACCTTATGTGCCGTCTGAAATGCCGGATTCGCATGGGATGCTGTTTAGAGAAACACGAAAACTTCCTTACTTCGTTAAGGGTTTTGACGGTGATAATATTCACCCTATTCGTAGAGAAGCGTTGTTTATTCAGATACTCGAAGCAGTAGATCCATCAGACGCAAAATTACTATGCGAAGTGATTAAGCAAAAGCCTTTAAAGGGTTTAACACTTGCTTTAATCAAAGAAGCATTTCCTGGTTTAATTTCGGAGTAGAGTGAGTAATCTAAGATGTCTAAACGTAAGAACTTCCGTGACTGGTGTGAGGAAGATGAATGGGGCGACAAAGAGCCTCGTTTCAAAAAGCAAGATAGCAAACGCTATGACAAGAAAAAAGCCAAAGTCCAAAAGGCTCGTAAACTAAAAGCTAAACAAAAAAACTCTTTTTATTCTTAAATAACCACTTGACAACTGAGCGAATCAGTGTTATAGTGTATGTGAAATTAAGAAAGTGAGTTAAATTATGAATAAAGATAAAGTGATATTAGTTGATTGTGATGGTGTTCTCCTAGATTGGGAATACTCATTCGATTACTGGATGAAGAGACATGGGTATGTCAAGACTGGTGTATGTGAATACGACATGTCTATTTGTTACGACATGCCTAGAGATGAGATCAAAAGGCTCATCAGAATGTTCAACGAGAGTGCGGCTATTAGAAAGTTGCCACCTCTCAGAGATGCAATGAAGTACGTTAAAAAGCTACATGAAGAGCATGGGTATATCTTCCATGCGATTACTAGCTTAAGTAATGATCAGTACGCACAGCATCTAAGGACTAAGAACCTTAGAGAGTTATTTGGTGACACTGCTTTTGAGAAGTATGTCTACTTAGATACTGGTGCTGATAAAGACGAAGAGTTACTACCCTACAAAGACAGTGGGTGTATGTGGGTTGAAGATAAACCCGAGAATGCACTAGTTGGTCTTGAGATGGGACTAGATAGTTATCTCATTAATCATCATCATAATGCAGATTTTCATAATGATGATGTAACAAAAGTTGACAACTGGAAAGAAATATACGAATTGCTCGTATAAATATCAACAGTGATAAGACAGTTATAGGGCAGTCCATCACGGACTGCCTTTTTTTTAGGAGAGCTTAAATGCCAATGTATTCGTTTCATGACACTAAGACAGATGAAATCTATGATATGTTAATGAAAATTGCAGATAGGGAAACCTATCTCAAAACAAACCCCCACATCAAACAAATTATTACCAAAGCACCTAGCATTGGTGATCCACATCGAATGGGAGTCGTTAAGACACCTGATTCGTTCAATTCACTACTCAAACACATTAAAAAAGGAAACTCAAAAGGTATCACAAAGTCCACAATCAAAACCAGATAATAATAATAAGGATTGATTCAACAATGCCTGCACACGAAAAACGTCTGACTAAAAGACAGAGAAGAGTACTGAGACAACAAGGTATTCTAGACAACGACAACCAATTATCAACAGTATTCCAGATTGACCGCAACATTAAACCAATGACTGAAAATCAAAGGGTCGCCTTTGACAGTTGGGACGATGGTTATAATTTAATGCTACATGGAATTGCAGGAACAGGTAAAACTTTCCTAGGTATGTACTTCGCTATCAATGATGTGATGACACATAACAGCCCATACAAAAAAGTGTTTATCGTAAGATCGACAGTACCAACTAGAGACCAAGGTTTCATGCCTGGTAATCAAAAACAAAAAGAGGCTGTATACGAAGAGCCTTACTATGATATCGCAACCAAGTTATTTAATCGTGGTGATGCCTATCAAATTCTCAAACAAAAACAAATCGTCAACTTTGCGTCTACCTCGTATCTACGAGGGTGTACGTTTGAAGACTGTATTATTCTTGTAGACGAAGTTCAGAATATGAGTGCAGGTGAACTTCATACAGTGATGACACGTGTTGGTGAAAACAGCAAGATCATTTTCTGTGGTGACGTTAAGCAAGACGACCTAACTTCTGAGCGCAAGAAAGAGATGTCAGGCTTGAGGGATTTTATGAGGATTATAAATAACATGAGAGAATTTGACTTTGTAGAGTTTCAGATCGATGATATTGTTCGAAGTAAACTAGTAAAGTCATACATCATTAATAGAGATAAGCTAGGTTTATAATGCAAAATAATTATATAGGTGAAGTCGTTGAAGATGAAGATGGGGAAACGATGATACAACTCCCCATCGAACTTCTAGGACAAATGGGTTGGGATGAGCAAACTCTATTAGAGTGGATTATAGATGAAGAAGCAATCACCTTAAAGGAAAAAGTCAATGCCTGAACAAACTAGATTAAGAGTATTCGAAGACACAGATGGTAATCGATATGTACGACAGTTTACACAAGCTGAAGTTACAGCGCATCTTGCTGAAAACGAAACCGTAACACTGGTTAGATAAATGCCCTTAGTAGCATTTGCAAATTCACAAAGTAATGTCGCCTGTGCGGATGGAACGAAGAATGGTGAATGTGCAACTGATCCACCCAAATGGACTTGGAGTAATCCTCTAACGTCTACGTCTGGAGCTGTCACAGTTTCAAAGACATATGTTGAGACTAAGAGACCTGTAGTTAAGGGTGATGCTATGACTGCACACCCAAATGGCGAGCCTTGTGTTGTCGCACCTGTGAACCATACACCTATTTGTAGTTCTTATTCGCCTAAAGTATTCATCGAAGGATCTCAGATGGCTAGAATTGGTGATAAGTACAATCGAAGTCACAATGGCTTTGATCATGAGATAAGCACAGGTGCATCTAAAGTGTATGCAGAAGGTGGAGCGACATCTGAATCAGTTGTAGTTGACACATCTGTTACTCCTAATACATCGACCACTACTACAACTACAACCGATAGTGAAGGTAATACAACATCAGTAGTAGTAGTTGAAGAACTGTAAATAAACCTAAATAAACCCTTGACAAGTGGTTGACAACCCGCTATAATATAGTCTGAATTAAAAGGTATTATACTATGTTTAACCATGTTGCAATGAAAGCATTGCCTGAACTTGAATGCGAAACTCTACCTACGGGCAGAACGTATATCACACCCGAGGGTAACAAATATCCCTCTATCACAACTGTTCTTGGAAATCTATCTAAGGCAGGTATTCTAGCGTGGCGCAAGCGTGTCGGTGAAGAAGTAGCTAACAAGATTAGTACACAAGCCGCTACACGTGGTACAGCAGTACACACTCTAGCAGAAGACTATATCAATAATAAAGAAGATTGGTCAAAGGGTGCAATGCCCGCTAATATATTCTCATTCAATCAAATCAAAACTATCTTAGATGAAAGACTTGATAACGTCTGGGCGCAAGAAGTGCCTTTGTACAGTGACAAGTTTAAGATCGCTGGTCGTGTTGACTGTATCGCAGAGTTCGATGGTCAGTTAACTATTATCGACTTCAAGACTTCTCGCAAGCCTAAGAAGAAAGAATGGATTGAGAATTACTTCACACAAGCCGCTTTCTATGCGGCGGCGTTCTTTGAGCGCACAGGCGTGTCTATTAAGCAGTTCGCTATCGTTATCGCAGTAGATGATAATGAGCCTCAAGTATTTACAGGCAAGACACATGACTACCTTAACAAGCTACTTGATGCAAGAATTAAGTACGCTGAGGACAAAGGCATCTAGTGAGTGAAAATACAGTACAAGGGTTAAAGAGGATATCGGGTTCGTTATTCCTTATGGCTGGTCTGTTGTTATCATTAAATATAGACGTATCAAAGATCGGTTTCCTACTATTCTTCGTTGGACATGTTGGTTTGGTTGTAGCATTTATTAAAGCTAATGACACACCTATGATTGTTCAAAATTCGTGCTTCACAGTAATTGATGTGATCGGCATATATCGTTGGTTTATACTATAGAGGTTTATTATGTTATTTGATATTGTTTCAACTGCATTTGTGCTAGTCATACTTCTAATCATGGGTAAAGCTGTCTGGGTTTCAACACTCATTCTTGATGAGAGAAAGAAGAACTACAGAGCAGGTACACATGACTACTATGGCAATAAGATTGAGGAGAACGATGATGAGTGAATTCGACTACCTTCAAGAGGTGACTGTTTGGGATGATACGTCATATACAGTGAGCAATCACACGTATATTCTGAACAAAGCTGGTCAACTAGCTGGCTATATCAAGTCTGGAACTAGTGCTGAAATATGGTTCAAATCGCCTATGAAGCAGTTCTCGAAGTCAAGACGCAAGTTTAAAAGGGTAAATAAACCAAATTAATTTGAAATAACCCTTGACAATCCTCTAAAATGTGGTATAATGTACTAGTAATTGAGAGGAAATATATGAAAATGACTGTCTTTGATACCCTACGATTCGCAACTCTTGCGCACAAAGGGCAATATCGTAAATACACTGGCGAAGAGTACATCACTCATCCAATCGCCGTAGCTGATCTTGTTGAACAGTACATGGATCTCCAGGGTACGTTCAGTGAAGAAGAGATCCAAACTGCGATTCAAATCGCCTTACTTCATGACACTGTAGAAGATACTGATACTACTATAGAGACGATACAAAATCTCTTTGGTTTTAAAGTCGCTCAAGGTGTATGGTTCTTAACTAAATGTCCTGACTTCGTTGGTAATCGTGCAGAGCGTAAGCTTCTGTGTGAAACCCGTCTAGCTCAAGCACCTGAGATCGTTAAGATCATCAAGAACTGTGATATGTATCACAACAGCCTGAGCATCGAAGAGCATGACCCTAACTTCTACACACTGTTCAAAAAAGAGACAGCAAGCTTGCTGACTGCTATGAAGATTGATCTTTTTAGCGAATTGGAAAATATGCCAAATTAACCCTTGACATTATCTGTGAATAGTGTATTATTATACTGTAATTAACAAAAGAGAGCGAATCATATGTGGACTGCAAAACCTAATCTGAACAACAATATCGGCATCAAAGAGTTTGAAGATGTCAAAGCCGCTGTAGCGTACCTTGAAGAGTACACTGGAATTGAGATGGCTTACGAGCGCAATCGCAAAACTAAAGAGATCACCTATGATTGGGAATTGATCGAAAAGCTTTGGAAAACGTCATAATTGATATGGAGAATATAATGATAAATGTGAGTGAAAAAATGCAGGCAATCAGTGCCGCACAAAACGCCTTTGCTACAATTGAAAGTATTCGCCCTGGTGCGATACCTCATGAGACTAAGGTCTTACTAGCTGAGTTGAAAGTCGATCTAGTGGACATCCAAGATGCCCAAGAGGAGGCGTTAGCATGAAGATCAAAGGTGCAATAGGTGTTCTGAACCGTAGAGCAACAGAGTTCTACGGTAAGACTTTCGAATGGCTTATCAATGCTATGGACAATGGCTTCGATGAGAACTTAACTGTGACTGAAGCGTACAACGTGTATAAAAAGTTTCAATCTTTACCAAAATAACCCTTGACAATGCGAATCAACCTGTTACAATGTATATGTAATCAATTGAGAAGGAATTAAATTATGGCTTATGTATCACAAGAAATGAAGAAAGAACTCGCTCCTGCTATCAAAGCTGTACTTAAAAAGTACAAAATGAAAGCCAGCATTGGTGTTAATAATCATTCTACACTTTGTGTAAACATCAAGTCAGGTGCGATTGACTTCTCGGGTAACTATACTCATGGTGACAATTACATCCAAGTAAACGAATATTGGATTGATGATCACTATGCTAATAACCCGACAGCACGTGATTTTCTGAACGAACTGTTAGCGGCAATGAAAGGTCCTAAGTACTTTAACAATGATGACGCTCAAACAGACTACTTCCACCGTTCGCACTACACCGACATTAATGTTGGCAAGTGGAACAAACCATACGCATTGGCGGCTTGATATGAGCAAGATGGGTCAAATGTTTTTAGAGATGTGTGAGGATGCTCAGTTCCTAAGTGAGTTTCAATTCGTTGAGATGTATGGCGAAGAGCATCGACAGTTCTGGATAGATGAGAATACACCAAATAGAGATGTCGAGGATTGCCCTTGACATTTTCTTTTGTATGTGGTAAAATGATTCGTAAACAATGAAAGAGTATATTATGAAAATTGAAGTGATCCATACAGCATTCGAAGATGCACCCCAAACTGTTGCGATAGTTGACGCACCACCTAATATGAGTGATGAAGAGCGCCTTGAATATGCATATCGTTGGACTAACAACGTAGCAGGTTCTTGGAGCCGTCGTGACATCAAAGACAACGGTGACTACAATCCCGATGTAACTGTTGTAGCTCCTTTGAACGAAGGTGGCATGGGTCTACGCTCAACATCAATGGGTGATGAGTTAATCATGGACGGTGTGAAGTACGTAGTTTCTGCGTTTGGTTTTCGATCATTAGAAGAGAAAGCGGCATGATGAATGAACTAGTTTATGATATCGAAGTGCTTGAGAATGCACTTATTGCTTTTGAGGAGGGCGCAAGCGATGAGAAGCGGGCAGCCCTATTTTCGTTGGAGCGTCTGGTTAAGCAAAAACAGGCATTGATAGATTCTTATGAAAAAGAATTTGCAGAGGATGTATGCTTAAAAAGCTAAAGAAGCTTTGGTCAGATTTTTGGCTACCAACCAATGTTGGTGGCGATCAATCAAAACATAGGTTGTATTCTGATCACTATGAAGATATGAGAATGTAAAGGTAAAAGCAGTAATGTTTACAAATGAATTTGAATGGGATGCCAGTGTCACTACAATATTAGATGAGACTGGTGAGTGGGAAGACGTTGAACTGATTATAGAAGACGATGTGGTCTTCATTAGACAGTTTGGTAAAGTTGATGATAAGCCTGCTGACTTAATTGCATTCACGCCTAAGATGTTTACTGACATGTTAGAAGCATTAAATCACACAGAAGGATTTTATATTACTAGATATAAAAAGGGGTAAAGCTATGAATTTATTCATATTAGATTATTATCCAGTTTTCTCCGCACAACTACAATGTGACAAGCACGTTGTCAAAATGATTGTAGAAAGTGCCCAGATGCTATCTACAGCCCATCGTATAATAGAT